CCAACAAATACTCAAACTCCAACAAATACTCAAACTCCAACTAACACTCAAACTCCAACTAACACTCAAACTCCAACAAATACTTCAACACCAACAAATACTCAAACTCCAAGAAATACTTCAACACCAACAAATACTCAAACTCCAACTGAAAGTCCAACCAATACTCCAACACCAACTATAACACCAACACCAACACCAACTGAAACACCCGCTAATTGTGTTGAAGGGACTATACCAAAGGCTACCGAATTCTCATATAGAGATTGTTGTTACCCTTACTTACAAATAACTGGAACATCTGGACCTAGTACTACTGGATATACTGTATGTTATAATCCTACTTATAATACTATAAATGTTACACCAGTTTCACCTCAAGTAATATGTGATACATCAGTATTAACTACTTGTTGTCAAATCCAATTGGGTTACGGTGTTTTTGGTAATGATGCATGTAATGCTCCACAATCAACATACTATATAAGTGCCCCTTGTCTTGTAAATACTTGTAGACTTGACGTTGCGTTTGCAGTCTATACAGATGACTCTTGCACTACACTAGCAGTTGACGGATATTATTCAGATGGTATTAGTTATGGTTTACAAAGTGGTGGAATTTTTACTTCTCAAGGTTCATGTTAAAAATATGTCCCCAATCATTGTTGGTGAAGATAAGTATTTAAAATTTGTAACTCAAATACGGTTTAATAAGTAAAAAGACAAACTATTTAGATATTTATCATTATACTTAATTTTTTAATATGGAAAATAACAATCAAAATCTTACAATATGGCAAAGGTTATCAAAAACATTTGGACCAAATTCACTTTTAGGTCAAGATTTGCCAACATATTCTTTAGATAAGAAAGAATTACTAAAAACAACTGATAAACAGGAATACGAAAAAGAAAAACTACAGGCACAACAATCTATGTATTTGTCGGGTCAATGGGCAAAAATAGAAAATAATTTATATACTCAAGCGATTTATTATGAACCAACAAGACTGGCATCATTTTATGATTATGAATCAATGGAATTTACTCCTGAGATATCCACCGCTTTAGATATATATGCTGAAGAGTCGACCACACCTAATCAAGACGGTTATATACTACAAATATATTCTGAATCAAAAAGAGTAAAAGGCATATTAACAGATTTATTTAATAATGTGTTAGATGTTAACACTAATTTACAAATGTGGACAAGAAATACCTGTAAATATGGTGACAATTTTGTATATCTAAAATTAGACTCAGAAAAAGGTGTTGTTGGATGTATGCAATTACCAAACATTGAAATAGAACGTTTGGAAAGGGGTATGGCAGCAAAATCAATTAATGCGGAAGTAGACCCAAAAGATAAAGGATTAAGATTCCATTGGAAAGTAAAAGATATGGAATTTAATAGTTGGGAGGTTGCCCATTTTAGGTTACTAGGAGATGACAGAAAATTACCTTATGGTACATCAATGTTAGAAAAAGCAAGAAGAATATGGAAACAACTATTGTTATCTGAAGACGCAATGTTAATCTATAGAACTTCAAGAGCACCTGAAAGAAGGGTGTTTAAAGTGTTTGTTGGTAATATGGACGATAAAGACGTTGAAGCTTACGTACAACGTGTTGCGAATAAGTTTAAACGTGACCAAATTGTTGATAACAAAACGGGTAACGTGGATTTAAGATTTAATCAAATGGCGGTAGATCAGGATTACTTTGTTCCTGTTCGTGATGTGACTCAAACAATGCCAATTGAAACTTTACCTGGAGCAACAAATTTATCTGAAATTGCGGATATTGAATATATTCAAAAAAAGTTGGTTACCGCCTTACGGGTTCCAAAAGCTTATTTAGGATTTGAGGAGGTTGTTGGTGATGGTAAAAATTTATCCTTACAAGATATAAGATTTGCAAGAACAATTAATAAAATTCAAAAAGCAATGATTTCAGAAATGAATAAAATTGCAATTGTACATTTATTTATTTTAGGATTTGAAGATGAATTACAAAACTTTACATTAGGATTAACAAACCCGTCAAAACAAGCAGATTTATTAATGATTGATGTTTGGAAAGAAAAAGTTTTGTTGTATAAAGATTTGGTAACTGAAATACCAAATACATTATCACCAACCTCAGCAACTTGGGCTAAGAAACACATTTTTGGATTCTCTGATGAAGATATTAAATTAGATACTCAACAACAAAGATTAGAAAGAGCTGTTGCAGCAGAATTGGTAAATACCGCAACAGTTATTACACATACCGGTATGTTTGATATTGTAGATAGACTATATAAAACTAAATCGGGATCTACCGAAAACCCTCCATCAGATGCTCCTACTCCTCCTCCAAGTGGTGGTGGTGGTGGTTCGTTACCTGATTTTGGTGGTGGGGCAGAACCTTCTGAACCAGCTCCACCCGCAGAAGAAACATTACCTGAAAATAAAAAAAATGATAATTTAAGTATTCTATTAGAGAATGATGATATTTATGGTGATAAGTACATTGACTTATCTAAAGGTAAAAATTCTTTAGGTTCAATGGAAAATGAATTGAGCAAATTACTAAGAGATTGATATTTATAATAAAAAAATTATGAGATTCGGAAAATTAAAATCAAAAATAGAAAATAAGTTAGTTGAGTCGTATAAAAACAACACAACTAAGACTGAAATATTAAAATTTAATTCAGTTGTTTTAAAAAATAAAAACATATCCAAACTTTTTTATCTTTATGATGAATTAAATTCAAACAAGGGATTGAGTGAATCAATTGCTAACGAATTTATTAATAAGAGTATAAGTATTTATGAAAACACAATAAATAAAATATCAAATAAGGACATTAAACCCATAACAGATTGGGTTTATGGATCTGATTATAATAATGAATATGATGTAATTGATGATTTATTTTCAAATGGTATAACTAAATTAGAAGAAAAAATTACAAGTAAAAAAATAATTTTAGAAAATATAACAAAAATACCAAAGGATAAAAAAGAACCTATTAATATACCATTAAATACCATGGTAAACATTGCAAATAAAACAATTAAAGATTATATTACTAATCTTAGTGAATCTGACCAAAAAAAATTAAAAACACTTTTATCTTCCGATACAAATAAATTAAAAGAAAACTATGATTCATTAAAAGATAAAATAATTTCTAAGTTAGAAAAACTTCAAGAAGATGATAATGATGAAGAAGTTATAAAAAGAATCGATGAAACAATTGAAAAAATTAGTACCGAATCATTTGATACCTTAAACTATATTAAACTACAACAATTAAATGAAAATCTTTAATCGTTATCTTTTAACTTTTGACGATAAGTGGCTTTATTTAACACTTCCCTATTTTTCACAGATTTTTTAGTAAATTCTTTTCTTTTATTTAAATTAGAATTTTGTCTTGTTTTAATTATCTTACTCTTTAATTCTTTAAGAGCCCTTTCAATCCCCCCATTTTTTTTAACATGTACTATTAACATATATTAATTTTATATTTTATTTTATATTTGATATATATCAGATAAATGCTTATTATTATTATAAAATAAACATTGTTTTTATGAAAAATACAAATGAAAAAAGGGAAAACCGCAAAAATGAGTGGATTCAAAAACTCAAAAATTACTTATGGAACAGTAGATTCCAAAAACTTTAAATCACTTTACTTAAATTTACAGACTTGGGTCGAACCAAAATATGATGTTGAAAATTGGGCAAGAGTGGTTTTAAATATGAACAGGTCTATAAAGCATTCAATATATAATCACATAGATAAAAATTTTTTTGATGATAAGTTTATTGTTGATACGGATCTTAGAACAAGTGGACTATCAATAAAAAAGAAATCATTTATGAATGTAGAAATAAATATTTATTTAATTAATGAAATGGATTTTAAAGGTTTATTACTTAAACGTAAATTAAAAGAAATTATAAAAGGAATATATAATGATATCTTATATAATAATGAATACTTTAAATTTTATTTAACAAAAACAGGCAATGTTAAACCTATTAAAGTAAAAACCGAAAAAGTTTAGTATTTATAATAAAAAAATATTATGAACGGTTATAAAATTTTAGGTCCACAAGAATCTAATAAAAAAGGAATTCTTATTGAATATGACGCTGGTTATATTAATCCAAATGAGAGTCGTAATTTAAGTACATTAAATGAGTCAAGAAATATGCTTGACCATTCTAAACCATTTGAATTCTATGCCGTATTACAAAAATACGATACACCAAATAGAAATGGTAGAATATATCCTGAAAAAATATTAAAAAGAGAATCTGAAAATTATAAGAAGATGATAGAGAAAGGAACTTCTTTATCTGAACTTAATCACCCTGAGTCATCTTTAATTGATTTAGATAGAGTTTCTCACCTAATTACTGAAGTATGGTGGGAGGGTCCTGTATTGTTGGGGAAATTAAAATTACTTACAAGTCCTGGATTTCATGAAAGAGGAATCGTATCAACAAAGGGAGATCTGGCAGCAAACTATTTACGACAAGGTGTTACTTTAGGTATTTCTTCTCGTGGTGTAGGATCACTTAAAAAAGTGGGTGACCAAAATGAGGTTCAAGATGATTTTGAATTAATTTGTTTTGATTTAGTTTCGTCTCCATCAACACCTGGAGCGTATCTATTCTTAGATAAAAATGAGAGAATGAATTATGAAGAAAACTTAGATGAAGAAAAAAAAATGTCCGTTGAAAGAAATATTGGGGATTCTGGTAACAAATCGCTTGACTTAATGAAAAGATTATCCGATTATTTAAAAAAATAATAAATAATTAAACTATGGAACAAGGAGAAAAGTATTTTGTGGCGAAGATCACATCAGATTTGTTAGATAACGAATCAGGAAAAGTTAAAAAAGTTAGAGAAGAAAAATTAGTATTGGGTTACTCCCCTACTGATGTCGAATCTAAAGTAACAAAAGTTTATGAACATTACACAATGGATTGGAGAATCACATCCATAACTGAAAGTAAAATTGATGAAGTAATTAAATAAATTTTAAACTAATTAATTTTTTAAATTGGAGGTATTTTTAAATATCTCCATTTTTTTTGCAATAAAATTAATAAAAATCGAATTTTTTTGAAAACCACACTATTTATATTGTAAAATAACCAAACTATAATGAACAAACAAAAATCATTAGTTGAAGATACTTTCTTACAAATGCGAAATTTGGAAGAAGTTATTAACGAAAATGCAAAAGGAATACTTGCTTCTACAATGAAGGAAGAAATCAGATCATTAGTAAAAGAATCTCTTAACGAACAAGAAGACGAAGATGAGATTGAAGTAGATGCCGAATTTGATGATACTGACGTATCTGATGATGACGTTGATAATTTGGATGTAGATATGGGAGATGAACTTGACCTAGATGCAGACGATGAAACAATTGACCTAACAGACGCATCGACCGAAGACGTTTTAAAAGTGTTTAGAGCTATGGGTCCTGAAGATGGGGTAATTGTAAAAAAAGAAGAAGGAATGATACATTTATCTGATGAAAATAACGACGTTGAGTATGTTATACAACTAAGTGAATCTGAGCAAGATGATGATAAATTCTATCTTGATGAAGAAGACGAAGACGAAGACGAAGACAAAGATACTAAAACTATCTATGAAGTTGAACTAGATGATACTGATGATGAAGATTCGTATGAAAGTCATTTAAAAGGAAAATTTAATCCTGAAATGATGGAACGTTTTAATATGGGTAATAACTTTGATGAAGAAGAAGAAGAGGAAGATGATGAAATATTTGATCCTGAAATGATGGAACGTTTTAATATGGAAATCGATCCTGAAGATGAAGATGATGAAGATCTATTTGGTGATGATGATGATGATGATGATGATGATGACGAATTTGTTGTTGAATCTAAATCTAAATTTAAATCAAAAGGTATTGGAATGGGTAATTCATCAAAATTTAAATATGATAAAAAACCAAACCAAGGTGACGGGTTCAAAACAAAAATGAAACAAGGAACCAGAGGTGTTGGTATGGGTAAACCAAAATATGAATATAAGGAAGGTGAAAACATGGAAAAAGGTAAAAACACACCTGTTAAGAAAATTGAAACTAAAGAATCTGCACGTACGTTAGGTAATGGAAGTAGAAATAGTCCGAACAGAAAAAGTTTACCTAAATTAAGAGTTAGAACTCATGAAAGTGTTAGTAATTCCGAATTACAAATTCTTAGAGAAAAAAATGAAGAGTACAGAAACGCATTGAATGTATTTAGAGATAAATTAAATGAAGTTGCGGTGTTTAATTCAAACTTGGCTTATGCCACTCGTTTATTTACTGAACACTCAACAACAAAACAAGAAAAAATTAATATCTTAAAAAGATTTGATACCGTTGAAACACTTAAAGAATCTAAAAATTTGTATAAAGTAGTAAAAGACGAACTTTCAAACGTAGGTAAAGAGAGTCATTTTGTTAATGAGACATTTGAAAGAACCGTTCAAAAAACCCCAACATCGGGATCTGCGGTTAATTTAATTGAATCTAAAACATATGAAAATCCTCAATTCTTAAGAATGAAAGATTTAATGTCAAAAATAAAATAAAAATAAAAATAAAAATAAACTAAAAAAAATAAAAAACCAAAAAAATGGGAGCATTATTAGAATCAGGTCTTGTTGGTAATATCGGGTTAAAACACCTTAAAGTTATCAAAGAAGACACAATTAACAAATGGGATAAATTAGGATTCCTTGAAGGCCTTAGAGGTCACCTAAAAGAAAATGTAGCACAGTTATATGAAAACCAAGCTTCTTTCTTGATTAACGAAGCAACTTCTGAAGGTTCCAATGGAGCATTTGAAACAGTTGTTTTCCCTATCGTAAGAAGAGTTTTCTCTAAATTATTGGCTAACGAAATAGTATCTGTACAAGCAATGAACTTACCAATTGGTAAATTGTTCTTCTTTGTACCTAAAATTCAAGGTTATAGTGGTGGTACGGCAAATGCGTCTGGAACTCACTATCAACCAATCGGAGCACCGAACGGACCTACAGCAGGTGGTACAGGTAACTCAGGACCAGGAGCAGGATACGGATCAAATACAGGAGCATTCGGAAAAAATCTTTATGATTTATTTTATGAAGGTAGTGCAGCAGATTTAGATCCTCCAGGATTATTTGATTACTCTAAAGGTCAATGGTCAGCAGTTACAGCAAGTACATTGATCCAAGCATGGTCAAACGGGGGATTAGTTGACGCAACTGTTAATGGTGGTGTACCAGCAAATGGTGTTCAAATCGCAGCTGGTAACCAAAGAAAATTAATCCTTAAAATGTGTGGTTTCGCTGACACAGGAGCTGGTAAATTAATCGGACCTGATGGAAATGAAATGGACTCTGAGACTTTCTTAGCAAGTCTTAAAATTTATGCTGATTTAACTGCTTTTTCTGCGTCATCTACTCCATGTAATGTTATTAGTTCAGGTGGTGTATCAGTTCCATTGTTGTTCAGAGTTGTTACTCAACAATATGGTAAAGGTATTGTACAATACGGTAACACAACACAAACAACATATCCAGCTGATGGAAATGGTGGTTCATTCAGAAATATCTGTTCTGCAGATGGGTGTATCTACTTAGAAGTTGATTTATCTTGTCCTATATGTGCTACTTGTGATTCAACATCTTTAGATGGTTACACAGGTACTACTATTTATTCAGGAGCATCTGGTACTTCTTTTGTTTCAGTATTTAGACGATATGAACAATTAGAATTTGCAGATCAAATCGGTGAGGTTTCTTTCGACTTAGATTCAGTTACTGTATCTGTTACAGAAAGAAAATTAAGAGCACAATGGTCTCCTGAGTTAGCTCAAGACGTTGCAGCATTCCATAACATCGACGCTGAAGCTGAGTTAACTGCATTGTTATCTGAGCAAGTTGCAGCTGAGATTGACCGTGAAATACTTCGTGATTTAAGAAGTGGAGCGGCTTGGAACCTACGTTGGGATTACAACGGATGGAGAAGAATTTCTCAAACAACATCTTATACTCAAAAAGATTGGAATCAAACTTTGATTACAGCAATTAACCAATTGTCAGCACAAATCCACAAATCAACTTTGAGAGGTGGAGCTAACTGGATTGTTGTTTCTTCTGAGGTTTCTGCAATCTTTGATGATTTAGAATACTTCCACGTATCTAACGCATCTCCTGAGCAAGATCAGTATAACATGGGTATTGAAAGAGTAGGTACTCTTGCAGGACGTTACCAAGTTTATCGTGATCCTTACTTCCCACCAAACCAAGTTTTGATTGGACACAAAGGAACATCATTGTTAGACACAGGTTACATCTACGCACCGTACGTACCTCTACAATTAACACCTACAATGTACAATCCGTTCAACTTTACTCCGATCAAAGGAATAATGACGAGATACGCGAAAAAAATGGTCAACAACAGATTTTACGGAAGAATTACCGTTGATGGTGTTAGAACATTCGATTTAAGAGAATTGAGATAATCAATTAAATACCGAATAAGAGAAAGGAGACAAGTAATTGTCTCCTTTTTTATTTCTCATTAGTTTGTGTAGGTTCTTCAATTTTTGATAACACTCTTATTGATTTTGATATAACTTCAGATTCACCAATTGTAAACGACCCACGTTTATGTGCTGCCTTAACCGCCTCAACTAAATAATATATTGAATGGTCTTTATCCATAGATAAGAGAATAATATCCAAGTGTTGTTCGCTAATCAAATCAATTGTTCCAAATAAATTACCATAATTTATATTTTCTTTTTCCATAATTAAAATATAAGATATTTATATAATATAATCAAATGGATAGACTTAGTAAAATTATTAAAAAAATATTACAAGAAGCAACTTCAGATAGTTCTGGAGGTAGAGGTTCATATGTTGCTCCGTTACAACCGGGTGTACGAAAATTTAAAAATTCTGAAAATGGACCTTTCACAATTCCCGTATCTAATTACGATAACCCTATGTTAGAATTTGATAGTTATGATGGATCTATGGATGAAACAAAAAAACAGATTAAAAAAATAGAATCTAAAGCCAAAAAAATCACTAATTATATTACAAAACACCCAAACTCAACATCAAGCGATGAGGATGGTAATATTATAAATCAAACGCCAGGTAAAAAATTAACAATTGTTCCAATAAAGGAGTGGGTTGAAATAACTGAAGATACGGTATTAGAAGATCTTGCAGTTTGGTTTGGTAAAAAGAAGAAGTCTAAAGGATCTTCTCAACCAAAAGGTCCTTGGGTTAACATTTGTAGTAAAGTTGACGGTAAACATCCTCCATGTGGACGACAAGATACATCTAAAGGATCTTACCCTAAATGTAGGGCGGCTGGAGTTGCAGGTAAAATGAGTGATTCACAAAAAAGATCCGCATGTAAACAAAAAAGAACCGCCGAGAAAAAAGATACTCAAACAGGAAAAGGTCAAAAACCAATAATGACATCATATAAAACAAAAAAAGAATCCGTAGATTCTTTGGTTGATAAAATTTTAATCGAAATTAGAAACTCTTTCTAAGATATTGTGTAGAGAGTTAGTGATTTGTGAATTAACCTCACCCTCATAATTAAGTCTTCTCTTATCCGCTTCAAGATCAAAAATATATGTTAATCTTTCCCAATCTCTATCATGTAGTTTAACATTATAATTATAAACGTGATTAGTGATCTCAACCCTATGATCTGTCATTGTTATGAAAATTTTCATATCGTCATTTTTAAGATAACGTTTATCAGACATTGGGGCTATCATAAATTCCGTATCTTTATGTTGAATTATTTTAAGACATATTTTAAAACACGTCTTTTCATATGATAGGATTTCATTTTGATAAGTTGGTATAATACTTGAAGATCTTTTTGACCAAATGTAAAATTTAAGTTTTAATCTATTAAAAAATCTTTTTATTTTGTTTTTCATATCTATATATTGTTTGTTTGTACAAATATATATAAATTATTTGAATAAAAAAAATATTTTTAACAATAAGCTCCCGAACAATGTGTTTTACCATCAAGACCTTTAATCGAACCTTTACATACTTGAACAGCGTGACCATTAGCATAAGCACTTGGATATACGTCATATGTTGCCTTTGCGGATGCAATACCTCTCGCACAAAGAGGTGTCCCCGTTTTTTTACGACCTTCATACATAACAATGTCATTATTAACATTTGTCGATGATTCCATACCGTCTTTTTTTGATTCATTCATCATGAAATCAAATACTTGATCCATATTGTTTTTAGCTTCAGAAATATGATCTTGAGCCCAATCATGTCCATTATCTAAAATAGATTCAACCATACTACGATCAAAATCTAATAATAAATCACATTGTCTTCTCATTTGTTCTAGATTTGAAAAGAACATATATCTTTGAGATTTTTCTTCGTGAGTCTCTCTAATAACTTTTCTAATAATATAATCTAAATTCATATCTTAAGAATTTAATCCGTTACCCCCAATGAGGGTCATGTTTAATTGTACTACATCACCACCATCTTGGGAACTCCAAGTTGGGTGTTGTGGTTCTACTGACACTACAGTGGAACCTGTGTCACCAGTAGTACATATTTGAACACAAATTGTAGTGTTTGTGTTTGCACTTATTGTTGTTAATCCTTCTTCGCGTCTTATAATTTTTGTTTTTTTTTATTTTTTATTTACTATTTGAAATTTTATTTGTTTCTTATAAGTATTAACTTCTCCGCTTGATAACACTTTAATATCAATAAAATATTCATTAGGTATTTTATCTCTTGTGTCAAACATAAAATAATACTCATTAGGTGTTCTATTAATTTTTGTCCAATCTTGAACTTGAACTTCCGTAGATCCTTCTTTAACATAAATTCTATACGATGCTTTTACTTTAAGTAATAGTTGATTAGTGGTATAAGCCTTTTTAATAATTACCCCCACTTTACGAATATCCGTATTTAAAATCTTTTCATCTTGTTTAATTCCATAGAAATCAAATCCATATATTGATGGGTCTTGAGATAGAGTACCAATCTGTAAAGACTTATATAATGGGTAGATTGTAAATTCATTTGTAATATTAGGTAATGGTAAACCATTAATAAATAAATTACTCCAAACATCAGTAAACGTACAAGGAGTTTTGTAACCAATTAATGGGGGAATAATAACTTCATATACCCCTTTTGATCTACGACAAGTTGTTAGTCCTGTTAAACCTGGTATTGCGGTACAAGATGTGTCCCGTAATTCAACAAATGGATCAAAATCTAAATTTTTAAAATCTCCATCTTCATAAACATATAAATACAGTTTATTAACTTTACCCAAAACAAACATATTTCTATCGTCTTCAATTAGATCATTATAATTTGTTTGTAGATATGGTTCGTAAAATGTCTGAGTATGACGAGTAAAAAATCCAACAGAATAAGTTCCTGTTGTCCCTGATAAACTTTCAACTTGAGGTAGGTATGCAATACCCCAACCAACAGGTGTTGTAATTGATCCGTTTAATATTGAGTTTATTTCATTTGTCATATCAAAATCAATATTTTCATCCCCAAATTCAAAATGTTGGGTGTCTATAACTTGTAATGAATTATAATTAAATGAACCACTATTAGTGTTACTATAAATTCCCGGTTCTTCCCAAGTATCTATTGTTGTAATTGCCGACCAATTAGATGGTCTATCTGAATAATTTTTATCATTAGGAATGGGGGTATTTGCCGATATAAAATCATACCCTACTCCTTCATCCCAAATTTGTGGGGTTGGGGGTATTGTACTATTATTGGGGGGTATTCTAAATAAGAATAAATCAAATGATGTTGCCCGATATCTACCTTGTGATGTTGATGTGTTTAAAAAGTCTTTATCAAAATATGATGTGTTGGTCATATTCAATGTGTGAGTCATTGCTGATGTACACCCTGTTGAAACAATACCATTATTAACTTTTTCAATTAATAAACTTAAATCAATATCAAAAATAAATCGACTAAAACCTCTTGGATTAACAATCCCGTCTTCACCATAATATAATTCTGTAACGGGGTTTCTTCCCGTATTTGTTAAATCATTATAAATGATAGTATTATTTCTACTAAAATATGAGTTATTAATTGACATTATACTTTTATTATATAAATATCAATTAAATCGGATATTTTGATTTAGAATATTATTTTCAGCATTATTAATTGTTTCTAATATTTTTTTACTTGAAACCCCTTGATTTGGGTATTCTTTGATTGGAGGTAAACCAGGAAAAGGATGAACATGTGTTAACATAAAATCAACTATTTGATTTAATAAAAACATAAGTTCTTCACCTCTTACCATTGAGTTTGTACTTTTATGTATTTCTATTGCCAATTTGGATTGGGGAATACCATAAAGAGTATCTTTAAGATCTATTTTAAACTTTCCCTCAGATTTGTTTGTTAAAAAATAAACTTTATCTCCACCCAAAACAGAGTATGTAATTGGTTGAACTAAATAATTTCTTTTATCTACTTCAGTGGTTTTAATTTCGGTTAGTATTCCTAATTTTGAAGGATTATTTTTCCATACTAACCCAAAACCTCTTTCGTCATAAGCATAACTTAAAGATATTTTATTATTTAATAACATTATTTTACTTGATTGTAAAATATTAGATGTTGCATTTATTAATGAGGCAAATCCACTTACCACATATTCATATGTTGATTGATCAGGTCCGTAAAAAAATGGGAATTGATTAGATATAGTTTGATTTGAGTATCCTAAAGAAGGGTCCCAAGAAATTTCACCATCATTAACACCTTTGATTAAGTTGTTAATTATTGTGGAACTTTGTTCTAAAGTTTTACCAGTAAATATAATTTCATAAATGGGACTTATAGTTTGCCCAAGTAGTAAATCAATACTTTGATTAATAACCGAAACTTTATAGTTATCGTTATTACCAGGTAATGAATATACACTTACTTTACCATCATAAGTAATTGATGTAGAATTTAAATTAGTTATTGACCATTGTACATATGTTTTTGTTGATATGTCCTCAAACGACTCATTAGTTATTTCTTCGGTCCCACTACTAACATTTTCTAATTCAAAACTTGATATTTGTAAAAAACTTCTTAAATCATTTCTAACTACGGGAATATTATTATTTCCAGAAGATAGTGTTTTACCTGCTCTAACTAAAACTTCGTTTTCTTTCACAATAACGTCTGCGGTTCCTCTACCTAAGATTGCGTTATCTCCATGTGTTGGATAAACACCTGTTAACGATATAATTACTTTTCCTGTCTTTGGGTCTATAGGGGAATAAGCTTGTTGTAAATTTTCACCACTTGCTAAAACTGATTGAGAATTATTATAGTTTTCTTTTTTATTATTCCATGGTCTACTTAACGGTCCTTGAATATAAAATTTGTTTGCGTCAACTGTTTCCGATTTATTTGAATAAATAATGTGAACATATTCTCCCACCGCAGGAATTATACTTAAATAATAAGGTATTAAAGGATTAAAAATTAATGGATCTGTTTCTTTCCATTTATCTGTTGATTCATTCCAATTTTCAGGATATATAAAAGCTTGAATTTCTTGTTTTGGTTCAACTCTAATCCTACCAATTAATAATGGATCATCAACATCCGTAACTTTACCAAAAAATATTATTTTATTATTTTCCATTTCTTGTCTTATATTCTTTTAAAATTGTATTATAAGAAATTTCTAAATTATCTAAATGTTTTGTCATTTTAATTACACTTTCTTTAGTTAATTCAAAATCTTTGTTAATAAATTCTAAAGCCAAAGTTAAATCTTTATTTGGTCTTGTTTTGTATTCCTTTATAATTTCCAATATTTCATTAGAAGTTACTTTTATTTTTTCATTACTATTTTCCATATTTTATAATTTTTTTCCAAATACAACTTGTGGTACTGTAACTCCAATTGGTAAAAGACTTAATGGGTCTACAGCAATTTGAACTTGTCCATTTTTTGTTTCTTCTTCATCTATCGCACCAATAATTGCGTCCGCAGCGGCTAAAAATAAATTTGGACTTCCATCAGGCATAGGTCCGGTTGGTAGTCCTAAAGCCTCAAATTTTTCAATAACCCCTATCATTGCTCTTGTTTTTGAGAATCCAGATAAAACTCTACTCGCAACTAATAAGGGATATGGTAATGATTTTTTTTGATCTTTTAATGATTTTTGAACCATACTTAAAATAGCTTGTAGTTCATCTATAATACTTTTACATTCTCTAAAATCACGAATCAGTTTAACAATTAACGCAACTAAAGACAAAATTAATAATGATTTTTTTACAATAGACTCACTTTTTATATCAGATATTATTGATTTGGTTAATTCAATAATATCTGATTTAATAATGTTAAATAATATTTTAACAAATAATGCCATAATTTTAGAAACTAATTCCACAAAATATGTTTTAAATTTTTTGGCGAATTCCACCATTGAACCAATTGAGTCTATGGTGTTTTGTCCTAATGATTTTGCCATAATCATTATTGGTAAAATTACTTTAGGTGATAGGATTGTCATTAACAATGCTCTTGGATATTCCTTTAAAAAACTTAGATCTAAATTAAGTCCTCTTCTTTCAAAGGGTTTTGTCACATTTTCTGCTGCGTTATTAATTTCATTATTATTGTTAGTTCCAGGTGTAAATATTAAACTACTTAAAGTGTCTAACACACTGTTTACATCAACAGGTAATTTAACATTATCACAATCTTCAAACTCAACCACTCCTGATTTTATATTGGATACGATCATATCAATATATCTTAAGTCAACCTCACTAAACTCAAAAAACGCATCGTCAACAACATCTGTTTCTGATATTTTTGCAATTCCTGAAACATCAATTTCTTTTGTATTATCAAAACACATACCAAAAATTCTTTTCATAATTAACAATAATTTAGTAAAATCGATGAGTTTTTCTTTCCCATCTTTTTTTTCTATTGATATTGCCCCCGTTAATTGATTAATTAAATTAGTGAATAAATATTGGTAATCAATAATATCAATTGATGAATAGTAGTCTTTAAAAAATTCAGAAACTTTATTGGTATTACTAGATCTAGGTTTAAGATCAACTTTAAAAAAATTACCGTTAATTATATTACCTGTTGGGATGTCTACGTAACTTTCAACATATGTTATATCAAATAAATTTTGGGTCGACGGACCTACATAATCAACTCCCGCAAACGAAGGTGATGAATATGGTACATTAATATTTTGTATTCTATTGTATAACTCTTTATTCATTGAAAATGGTGATGAACTATATACAATAGGGTTTTTTTCGTACGATATTTTTCCAACTGTTCCACTTGGGTCTTCTTTTAATAATCCAACTAAATCAATTGCACCTACTTTTATGTATACGCTTGTATTAGCAGGAAATTCTTGTTCAGATTCACATCCAACAGCTTTAACCCCTAATTCTGAAATAATATCAAATATTTGAGGTTTTATCTGTTCAAGTGCTGAAACAAATGTTTTTTTTAAATATTTTTTTGTTTTTCCGTCTCCTTTTTTTTCTGTTAAAAATTTAATTTCCAACATTTGATCAAATTGACTTTTAATTGATTTTGAATATTTTTGTACGTTTTTTTCCGCTGAAGATAATTGTTTGTTTGCGTATTTACCAAATTTACTTTCTAAACCACCACCCCACTCTTCAAAGGAATCCCCAGTTTTTTTTTTAAGTTTTTTTATATCTTTTTTTACTTCGACATATTTTTTACTTACACTTACACTCTTTTTTATTTTATCATAACCATCTTCTGTATCTAATGCCATTATTTCTTCATTTTGTAATTTTTATCATCAGAAATATCTTTTTGTATTAAATTTTGAATAGTTTCGTCATCTAAATCCATATCAGAAAGCGTAAAATCTTCTTCTTTCTCCGTAGATTTTTGCCATATTGTAGATTGTAATTTAGATAAAGTTAATTTTTTCTCAACACAATCATTAATTATTTTTTGTTGTTTTTCAATAACAGGACCAATAAGTGTCATATCTTCTGGTTCTTTCATCATTGTTAACATTTTATTTTGTATTCTAATGGCAGTATTTCTTTGCTCAACCAACTCATTGTAGATTTCTTGCATTAAAGATAACATTGAATCTTTAGTTAAATTAATTGTTTTTTTAGTTGGTCTTGGCATATAACTAATAAATATTTGTTTTTTTTTTATTTTAATAAATCTTGAACTAATTGAAAATAAACTTTTTTATATCTTTTAATTGAGGACCTAATTTCCTTTGTACTTAAATTTGTCATTTCCCTTAATTCAAATAATATGATATTTTTATTAAATTTATTATTACTTGTGTCTAAAAAAATATCATTATAATTTTCAAAAATATCATACAATGCTTGACCTAATTTTACTTCTTGTTCAGTAATGGATTTTTCGGCCATAGAATCTTTTAATTTAATTAAAAACTTTTTAATTGTTTCTTCAGTTGTTAATGTATCATCATCTATATGATATATCATATCAGGAGTATGTTGTAAATCTGAAGATATATCTTCGTATGATATTTTTCTGTTAGTTTCTTTTTGGTCTTTCATTATTTGACCCATCAAATAATTTTTACAAATAGTACCAAAATATGAATAAGCTTTTTTTTCCTTTGAAGGTTTAAATTTATCAACTTTAGTCATTAAAAATGAATGTGTGTCTACATGAATTTCTTCAAAACTCATGTCTTTTCTGTATAATTTATATCGTCTTATAATTGACGATATCATTTTATCTAAAGGTATTTTCAAATAATTGTTATATATTTTATTTTTTTGATCCATTGTTGTTGCCGTTAAGTATTCTCTAACTGCATTTTCCTCAACTTCGGCAAAATAATTATTTGGATTTGGTTTTCTACCTTTCTTTTTTAATTCATCACTATCCTGGATAACAATTTTATTACTATCCTCGGCAACAATTTTGTTACTATCCTGGATAACAATTTCATTATTATCCATTAAATTTCTTGTGGTTCATAATTTATTTCTCTTTGTACATTAAAAAAATACTCTTTTTTTGCTGAATCAATCCAAAATTTAACCTCATCTTCAGTTAAACGGTTTTCCCCATTTTTATAATTCCAAAAAATAGAACCTTCACGTAAATTACTGTGTTTGTATCCGATTCTTGGTATTGTAATAAACTTAACAGAATTTTGAGTCATTCTTAATAAAAACTCGTATCCAAAAGTTAATTTAAAATTACTTTTAATCATACCGTATTCAATAAATATGTCTTTTTTAATAACCATTCCAGAAATTTGAAAATTTTGGTATGAATGTAATGTTTCATTTGTTAAAATTCCCATTTCTTCAGAAATATTTGAGGCAAAAGATGCTTCATTAGTAAACCCAACAAACACTCCCTTATCGTCAACATCAACCACAATAGGTAAAAATGCTCCAGTATTTGGATATGTATCTATGTATTTTTTTACATTTTTAACCCAAATATTTGCGTATTCATCGTCAAATTCAAAAATAGAAATCCATTCTGATGTTGACACATTAACACCATGATTAACTTGATCGGCAAAATTTGGTTCTTTAGACCACGATTCTAATTTAACATTTAAATCCCCAAAATCAAACTCACCTAAAATTTTAGTTAGTAGACTTTCATCTGTGTGGACAATAATTAATTCGTCAAATTTTTCTTTTTGAACTTTTATCGATTCAATTGCTTTGTTTAGATACTCTTCAAAAAAACCAGCTACTGCCGATTTAATTGGTAAAATTACTGAGATTGTGTTTTTATTTTTCATATTATTCTGTTGTTATAAATTTAGATAATTGGTCTTCAAAGTTTTTAAGACGGTTGTTTATCATTTCACTAAATATTTTAATTACCACATCATTGAAGTTAGTAACGTCTGTATACTTAGTTATTGTTTTTTCCATTTCATTATATAATTCAGGATTTAAATTGTCTTCTAACCAATTTTGTATTACATCCGCAATTACATCTGGTAACATATTGACATTATTGATCCATATTCCATTATCTTCATTCATCCATTCCGGAACTAAATTAGGTGTCAAACCAATTACGGGGATACCCATCTTCATTGACTCTAAAGGAAATGTTCCAAACCCACTCGTTGGGTCCACCCACACTGATACAAAACTTTCTTTCATTGCGTTTGCAAACTCAACTTCAGATAGACCTCTCATATCTCTAAAAGTAATCCATCTATATTGTGGGAATTTAGAGTAAAAAGTTTTAATTAAATTTACAGTATCCCTGTGCTCTCTTGTATGAATTGAGATAATTGTTTTAGGTGGTAACTCTTGTTTTTCAAATACTTCAGAAATTACCGGTTCAATAATACTAAATGACATATTTCTCATTACGGAATTAACGTACTCTTTTTGTTTTTCAGATGTTATAATACATTTATTAAACCCTAATTGTGACCATGTTTGTCCCGGTTGTAAAGTTTCAAAAATATGATCATACGCTTGACATAAAACAATTTTACCACAAGGTAATTTAGTTATTTGATCCATCACAAATCCAAAAATTTCTGGAATAATAATTAAATCATCAGGAGAAATTTCTAAATTATTACCCTCAATTGATTTATGTGTTAAATCTGTCATGTATTTTTCACCTAACCAATCGGATACCCCAAAATAATCAGGTTTTTCATGTAAAATTATTGGATTATATCCATCAGATTTAAGTGCCATTGCCATCTGATAAATGTATTTTATCGATGCCTTAGCATTTCCTTTGGTATCTTGTACCACAAAATAAATTCTTGAAGATTTATCCTTCATATTTTGGATTGATCTTTCTAATTTTGTTATTTGTTCTTCGTTCATATATTTATAATTTATTTATTATTTTTTTAAAAAGTAAGGTATTAAATGCAATTTTAAATGGTATAGTTATATCATTTGAATTCATTCCCAATTTTTGATCTATTGCTTCATTTTCTGTCATTATAATTTCCAATAAAAATTTAATGGTTTCATATTTAACAACGTGGATTTGATTTTCAGTATCACCTGATAATTCATCATTAGACCTAATTCTTGTACATTCTTCAATTGAGTCTAAATCTATATAGTAGTGTTCATCAAATATTTTAAACATTTTTTATTATTTTTTTTAATTTATCTTCAAATTCGGATAGAGATGAAATACTATACTCAGATTCAATGTCTTTATTAAAATGAGTTATGTATTTTATTACTATCTTATTTGATGGTTTATTTAATAATAGGTTAGGATTTGCTGTAAGTAAAATGTCTATGTCATTCCACATGTTATTTTTTGTTATTTCACTATAAAAAAATATTTTTTCAACTAAACATCCAAATTTAGATAAGAAAAATAATGAAGATGGTTTTGACCTTCCAATTTCGTCAGACACAATTATTAAATCGTGAGTATCTCTTAAATTATAATATATGTCGTTTAATAAATTAAAGGTCATCATTTCTGTTGATGGTGCGTGACCAAATAACTCCATAGTATAATCCTCATACATAAAAGAATAAAGTTCATCTTTATCTTTAAACAAAAAATGGTTTTCTAAATCTAAAGATGTTACAGGACTTAAAATTTTATATTCAAATTTATTATCATTGGTATTTTCATTAAGTTCAAGAATTTCTTCAGTATCTCCGGAAAATTCTATTTGATATGTTTTATCCGTTGATTCATAATGATTCTTATCGATCATATGTTTTTCATAAAGTTCTGTAAACTTCCCAACAGTATCTCTTAATACCCCATTAATCTCAATCCCTACTCTCTTTGTCATATTCTGATAATATTTTAGTAATTAATGGGTTTCTAACGTTTTTAGCGTCCCTAAAATCATAAACACCAATGTCGGGAACATTAGCAAATTTTTGTATTGCATCGTATAATCCTGATTGTTTTTTATCTTTATATCTGTCAGTCTGTTCAAGATCTCCAGAAATAAAAAATTTACTATTATACCCAATTCTTGTTAACAACAATTTCATTTGGTTAGGGGTTGAATTTTGTGCCTCTTCAAAAATAAGGATTGAGTTGTCTATATTCATACCTCTCATATAAGCTAATGCGAATACCTCAATAATTTCTGCCTTCTTTAATTCTTCTCTAGATTCTTTACCAATAATTTTATTTAATAAATAATAAGATGGGAAAATATATGGGTCTAACTTTTCTTCAAGACCTCCAGGAAGACTACCTAATTTCTCTTCTGCTTCAACTGCCGGTCTAACAATGATTATTTTCTCATATGAGTTATTTGTGTCTACCAAAAGATCGACCGCCGCCTTCATTGCAATAAAACTCTTACCAACACCCGCAGGTCCCGAAGCAACCGTAATTTGATTATTCTTTAAAATGTTATAATAATCTTCTTGGTGTTTAGATAAAAATTTGTTTTTTTGTTTTCGTTTAATTATCGAATTGATTAAATCCTTTTTTGTGAAAGGTTTAGAATCTTTAGATTCCAATTTAATTATTGGATCTGGTTTTTTTCTTATTGCCATATTTTACCTAATAAATCTTTTTTTACATTCTTCATCATAAATAGTTTTTCTAAGGTTTGATGTTGAATAATTATGTTCTCGTTTATTGTAAATAATTCTAATTCCCCTTTTTTGACAAATACTTTTTGCTGTGTAGTTTTTGTCTTTATAATCCTCACCAATTATTCGGACATCCAAATCCAAAGAACTAAAAAGTTCTTCTAACTCTTCTTCATTGTTGTAGGGGATTATCTTATCAACATATTTTACCACATCCAATTGTATATATCTTTCTACAAGAGATTGGATTGGTTTATTTTTATCTTTTCTATCTGTTGTTGGATCGTTTTGTAATGCACATATTAAATAATCACAATGTCTTTTACATTCTTCTAACATAATAATATGTCCTGTGTGTAGCAGATCAAACGTACTACAAGTAATACCTACAATTTTATTTTTTTCCATAATATTCTAACCAAAATTTAATCATTTCATCTAACATTGTTTCAAATGTATACTCAGGTTCCCAACCCAATTGGGTTCTAATTTTTGTTGAGTCTCCTTTTAAATAATCTAATTCTTCAGGTCTTATAAATTTTTGATCCAGACTTATATATTTTGTATAATCTAAATCTAATTTTTCGAATACATACTCAACCATATCTCTTACTGAATGTGTAACCATTGTTGAAACAACAAAGTCATCAGGGACATCGTTATTTATAATTAAATGCATTGCTTTAACATAATCTTTTGAGTGACCCCAGTCACGATAAGAATCTAAATTACCTAAAACTAATTTATGATTTAATCCAAGTTTAATTTCAACCGCAGTTTTAACAACTTTATTTGTAACAAAATTTGACCCTCTTCTTGGTGATTCATGGTTAAATAAAATACCATTTGACGCATGTAATTTATATGCCTTTCTGTAGTTTCTTACAATATTATATCCAAACACTTTTGAACAACCATATGGTGACACAGGGTTCATAATTGTAGTTTCTCTTTGGAACCCATCGTCATCAACTGAACTACCAAACATTTCTGATGAACTCGCTTGATAAAATCTTGAATTTGGACAAGATCTTCTATATGCTTCTAAAATGTTAATGACCCCGATAGCATTTGTTTGAACGGTAAATTGTGGAATATCATAACTAATTCTAACGTGACTTTGAGCTGCTAAATTATATATTTCATCTGGTTGTATATCACTCATTAATCTTTCTAAACTACCTTGATCCAAAAGGTCACCATAGTATATATGTAATTTATTTCTAATTTCATCTGTTAATCTACTTTGTTGGTTTTCAGGGACTGAATTTCTACGAATGATACCATG